CATCTCAGAGGAATCCTCTCCGCTCTTCATGCGGCAATCCGTCCACACCGCCTAGGTTCAACGCAAAGGAATTTTAGACAGCTTGTGCCTAGATACTTTTTGCGCGCACCCTGCCCTTGAGCAGCCGCAGCGTTTTGAAGTACTCAAATCAGCCGATTGTTCTCGACCGTCTCTCGCTCTCGGCGACGCGTGCCGTCCGTATCCGATTTCCGATGTCTTTCCGCTGCCGCCTTGCGAATCTGTTCAAAACGGTTTTCTTCGGTATCCTTGGTCAAGGGCTGAGCTTCGGTCTTCTTCACGTAAGTGATCATAGGTATGCTCCTTATATCGTAATGGAGGTTGAGCGAACATGTGCCGTCCGCGCGTCGAATGACGACACGGTCGTTGAATGGACGGAATTTCATGGGTGCTCTTTCTGGGCTGGCGCATAGGGCAGCCACGCGACTTGTGTACGCCTTTTGGCGCTCGAATGATAGGAGCGTCAGAAATTATTCCTCGCCCACGAAATAGGGTACGTAATATAATATTTCTACTTTCGAAATAATATTAGGAAGAGTGAAAACTATTTCAGGATTTATTTTTAATAATAATATACTTCACTTTATCTGTTCGAAGGCATTCAAAGAAATAAGTTGTAAATTCCTTGAATTTTCCTGAGATATGGCGTATATAAAAAACTCGTTGATTTGGCCGATTTGGCTCTTACGGTGTCAGAGACCCGTCATTCTCCACCAAATTCTCGATAGCGGCTGATGCGTCATTGAGCGCACGCCGTTTCGTTCGACCTTGAAGAACACTAGCGCCGAATAGGGATGTACTGGCGGTATCGGGGTTCCTCCGGTTCAAACGTGAATGATGCGGGAGGTGCCTTTTGCGCGCTCTCGCGGAGGCTTACCATAATGACCGCTCGCACCACGCAAGCCATCGTCCGCTTTTCCTCGGCGTTTCTGCTGCCGGGATTCGATACGTCACAACCCGCCGGAGAGTACAGCGTCGACCTCGACGAGGAAGCGATTGAGTTTTCCGGTGGGCTTGCCTGGCGGCGCGTCGGCGTCTTCATCCATCTGCCGGCTATAGGTACGAACAACTCCAAGCAGCAGATGGTGCCGATCAATCCCGCAGACCTCGATGCCACTCTCGAAAAGGATAAACGATCATGACTTACACAAGCGCGCGGCGGCCCGGTGCCCGGTCCACCCGGCCCGTTGCTGCGACCCACCTTTTTGCTGTCGGCCAACCCGTCCGCCTGCGAGGAGGCTTCGCCACACTTTCGAAGACCTCGGACATCTATCACATCACCGCTGCGCTGCCGCCGCGGGGAGACTCTCTACAGTACCGCATCCGCAACGACGATGAACGTCATGAGCGGGTGACAACACAGGACAATCTGGAGCCGGTCGGCATGGAGCGGTCCGGTGACGACGCAACACTCATCGAAAGGACGTTTGGTCATGGCTAAGGGACAAAAACGCAGCAGTCGAGAGATAAGAAAGCCGAAACAGGAAAAGGCGCTGCCCAAGCCAGAAGGTACGCTCGGCAACCAGGTCAGGCAGACCGCGAATACCAATGTCCCTCACGGCAAAGGCAAAAACTGAACAACTTCTGTCTATCGTTTTGAATATGCAGGATGGCGATGAAGATCGTGATTGAGTTCTACCGGACGCGCGAAGCTGATGACGCCCATGCTGTGGTCGGCCGGGAAACCGCAGAATCCTCGGATCTTGATGAGGCGATCGAGGTTGCGCGCCGGCTTCTACAGACGTTGGACATGCCGCAGCAGCCCGACGCTATGAGAATCACCGATGCAAGCGGGCGAACACTTTACTGTGGCGCTGCCCGCACTTCAGAAACCAGTGATGAAGGGTCATCCCCATGATCGACAATCGTAATGAGACCGACCGAAGACGAATAGCCGACGCTATCGAGGTGTGGGAAAGCGAAGGCGGCGCGCCAGGTCGTGAGCCGTCAATGCACCACTTGTACGGCCGCCGCGTAGAGGCGGACCACTCTTGGACGGTCTATCATGTCTTCACGGGCGCTCCGGCATGCGTCGATCAAGGCACCATGACCGGGCTAAGCTATGCCATAGCCAGCGCGCGCATGATATCCCTCAATCTGCGCAATGTCAGTCGCCGAAAGGAACGCCGCACTCTGTCGCCAAACGCCCCCACTATCTCGGAAAAAGCGGCAGGCCCGCTATGACACTTACCTTTCCCAATCCAAGCCGCAGCTTCGATGTCGCGCGCAATGCGGTTCGCTTTACCGGCTATGATGGCATGTTTCAGGTTGCGTTCCTCATCGAGGCAAGCGCCCTGGTGAGATCGGATGAAACGGAAACCAATTGCCTGTCAGCTTTCGATACCTTGCGCACCTCCATCTACAGCGTGGCGCGCAAGGTTTATACGCGCCGCCGCAACACCATCTATACGCTGACTGCCGCCGATTTCGGATAGCCAAACGCAAAAAAGCCCGCCACCCTTTCGGATGACGGGCCTGTTACCTGAGACACCTTTTTCAAGGTGCGATGTCTATGGCGGTGACGGCGTTAATTAATGCTTAACTCGCGTTAACGGATTAACAATTTTGTTAACGCGCTACGCCGGCGGCTCCTTCTGCACCCCGAACCACTTGGCGATAAAGCGAAACAGCAGGTCTGACGCCCACATGGCAGAGTTGCCGACGAGAAATGACGACGCCAGATAGACGTGGAAGTCGTTCTCGGGCATCGGCCATCCAAGCAGATGCAGATATTGCACGATCGGCACCGTCAGATAGACGCAGGCCAGCATCCCGGCGATGGGCGAGACAATGATCTCCCGGACGCGTATTTTCGACCGCGTGATCGAGCGCAGCAGGCCACCCGCCGCACCAGCCGCAAGGAAGCTCGGATCGATGCCAATCGAGCGCAAAATGTCGCCTATCATTTCCAGCATCCCTGCTTCGTTCCGAATTGATTGTGGCTGGCAACGCCCTCGCCCGTCGGGCGAAGGTCAGGATCGCTGGCCAGCTTGACGGCTCCGGCCGCTGTCACCGGCACGCGCCGCCAGCCATCACATACCGAGGCCGGCGCACTCGTCTGGCAGCCCGCCAAGAGCGACACACAAGCCAGCGTCATCCATGTTGCGTATCTGGTCATCGGTCGCGTTCCTTTCGCGCAGCACGTCGACAGAGCGTGCGAGAACAGCCTGGCGCTCAGAGGCAGCGCCGGCACGGTAGGCTTTGACGTGGGAGAAGGTGAGAAGGCCCATCACGGCCACGACGCCAGCCAACGAGGCCCAGCGGAACGGGATCATGTCCAACCCGCCGCGATAACCGCAATCCATATGACTTTGCACACCATATGAAGCGCCTGATCGGTGGCGAAGCTGGTTTTGCCACTGACTTTCATCTGATCGACCAGCATATGCACGGCAGTCTCCAGAATGCCGAGCCACACGTTGCCGGTGATGAGCAGCACCGCGCCGCCATGAATGGCCGAATGGCCAAACAGGTGCCATGTGCGCAGCGGCCCCTCGGCTTTCGCGCGGCAAGGAAATCTCCTTGCAGCGGATAATCGCAGACGAAGTGCGCCGCGATCAGAAGGACAAGAATTTCCAGCATCACGCCAGTTCCTCCCTGATCTTGCGGATTGAAGCGGCAAGCCTTGGCCCGAGAAACGTCACGATCAGAACGCCGACGACAGCGACGGCTCCGAATGCGGCGATGTCGGATATCTCGCTGTCGCGCAGCCATGCCACCACAGCACCAAGGCCGCCCGCGCCAGTCGTCAGCCAGCCCCAAAGGCCGGTCTCCTTCCTGACTTCGGCCTCGACCGTTTCAGGCACGACGGGCTTCTCCACCTCGACGGTCGGCTGACCTTCGGCATGGCGCTTTCGCACTTGCGCGAGAACCGCCCTCACCTGAGCCGGCGTGGCCGCTGATCGCTGCCCGCTGTAGTAGCCACCACCCTGCGGCGTCGGCAGGCTGGCCCATTCCTTCGCCAAGTTGATCAGCATCGTGTCTTCCGAGAGCCGTCCCGACAGATACTTGTCGATGCCGCGCTGCCCGAGCAGGAAGCAAGCTAGCCGGTCCTGCATGTCGGGATCGTATTTCTCCGAGCCGTCGAGACCAAGCGTGTTGCGGATGGCGCGCAAGGTCGTGCGCACGATCTGGTAGCGGCCGACCGCCGATGACTTCCAGACGTTCTGCTTATGCTGGAGCATCTTCGTCTGGAGATCATCGATTTCGATCAGATTCATCGCGACCAGATCGACCGGGCCGCCGGTGAGCCGGCCATAGGCAAGGGTCTCGTTATAGCCCCTGGCCTTGTCGGTGCCTTCAGTGTTCCCGATGAGATCGAGTAGCGGGCGGTAGACCCAATATTTATCATGCGCAGCAGCTTTCGCCGCGCCGGGGGGCACGGTTCTGTCCATGTGTAAGCCTTTCTGTTGAATTGCCGGCCGTTCGTCGGACCAGCTAAATATGGCCGTACAAACTCATCAGCAGTGGGGATGCGCAATGAAGATGGTTGCTTTAATAAGCGGGGCGATCTTAATCACGATGAGCACCACGGCGTTCTCTGAGCCCTCAGAGCGGGACGTTCTTTCGCGTCTGGAAATAACCCTTGCCAGCTTCTTTAAGGCTGCCGGGCGGTACGAGGGCGCAAGCTGTGAGAGCGACGCGCCCAAAAAGTGGAAAGAGATGGCAGCGTGGATTCGTCCCTACCTGGAGCCAGCGTGGCCAAAGATCGGCCCTGAACTCCAGGCAGCAATCGACAAGTCTCAACCAGATTATGATTCCGGATGGCAAAATGGGCGTTCTTTTTGCGGCTCAGATCCGCTCGGGAAGGCCCTAAAGGGTGCCATCTCTGGTATAGCGAGCACCAGCAAGCGGATTAAGCAATATGCTGAAATGTTGCAGTAGCGGGGGCAGGCCGCCCTACCCTTTCAGATGGTTGTCAGATCAGGACAGCGCGCTACGGTAAGGTGCTGCTTGCCTCAGTCGGCCCCCATCGCCGATAAGCAGAAGGCTCGGCCGCGCCCCCTACCGCCCCAACTGTAGACCGCCGGCCGAGCCAACTTCGTTTCAGCCGCGGGCGCCCGCTGGACGTTCTTCACCGGCCTTGAACCGCGGTTCCGACAGCCTACATTGAGCTCACATGCTCACCTGACTGCGGATGTACCAGCAGGTGAAGCAGCTGGCGGGCCGTTCAGGTCCGCCTACCCTCGGTCCCGATCTGCGTTGACACCGGCTCCGCCGCCTCCGGCGTTGAGCGTCGTGTCTGTGCGATCGGGCCGAGGGCTCTCGTTATGGACCCGTCCCCCACCTCTCGGGCTAGGTCGACGTAAACAGCGATCCGAGGCCGGCACCGATGCCGATCGCGATGACGATGAGTTTTCCCTTCGTGCCGCCCTCCATTCTGGAGGCGACGAGAAACAAAGCGCCAGCTGCGACCCCGAGGCCGATCGAAATAATCACTTGAACTGCCTCATCAGGGAGTTGAATGAATGCACCGCTGTGAACAGCATATACGGCGCGGTCTTTCGAATCTACAGCTCGGCGATAGTCTCCGGCTTACGGCCAGTCGGCCGCCTCGATCTCGTCTACTGTGGTGAGGATGCCGTTGGCAATGTCGTTCTGTACGGCTCTCAGCGTCGTGAAACACGCCTGAACGTGTCGGCCAACTGCGATGCCGATAACTTTCATCGTTGCCGCATCAACTGTCACCCATTCGCCCGGCTGAGCTTCCCAATCGATCGTCGTCAGATCGGGGTCCGAAAGCGCCAGCAGCGCGGCTCCGGAAACGCGGTTTTGCGATTTCTCGTCCGTGCGGATTTCAGCGCCATTGACAGTGATCCCGCCCGTCTCGACCCGCCAGCGCTTGTCGGCCGCATAGGCGACGAGGTCGATCGGCTGCGGTTCAGGCTCGGGCTCCGGTTCTGGAGCCGGTTCGTCGATCACTGCAAAGCAGCCATCGATGGTGACGTGCCGGCCCGCAAGCATTCCATCCAACGCGTCCTGATACTGCTCGGCGCTGATCTCGATGCCGTCCTCGATCGGCTCACGGCTGATACGGCCTTCCGCTGCAAAATACGACATCACCTGATCCTCATGTAATAGGTGGCTCTTATATTCCGAGGCCGCGTTTCGTTAGACACCAAGGCGGTGCCGTAAGTCGCGTCGTTGGATACACCCCGCACAACGGTGTTGTTTTCCACCGCTGCCGAGTTCCAGCGGGCGTTACCCCCACTTACTCGTGTCGCTGGATATTGCCCGGTGGAACCACTGTTGCCGCTGGTCTCGGACGGCCCCTCGTAAGACCGATGATAGTGGCCTTGCAGAGCGAAGTCTTCGGTCGCCCCCGATGGAGCTGAGGGTCGAAGGAACCGGCTCTCCGTATTGATGAGGTGGACAGTCCAGTCATATATCGGGCTGGCTACATCAGAAATTTTAGCGGTGGCTGTGATGAACGGGAAAGAGCCGGTGACGCTTTCGGTCGCCAACGCACCGTTGTTGTAGCCCCCCGCGCCGGTCAGTCCTGCGGTCAGTTTGATGAAATGGCCTTGGGGTGGAACAGGCAGTCCGGTCATGTGATCCCAGAGTGCAAACGGTTCGCCAATGGCTTTCCCCTGCCAATAATCGACACTCGGATTGACCAGTATCCATGCTCCTGCCGCCGAGTTCGCCGCAGCATCGTAGCTGAGGAAGTAGCGCTGCCCAGCGCGGATATCGCCAGCCACCAGTGATACGTCGGCACCGGCGACGATCTTGCGCACGGCCCTCGCGCCGGCACCGGACACGTTCAGCGTGACGGCACCGCTGTTGTCGGCCGAGGCCTCGAAGGTGGCGACATCGTGATCGACATAGCCGAGTAGCGGAATGGGCGGCGTCAGCGTCAGCGCGTCGGCGGTGCCGCCAGCGCGCGGGTAATTCTGCTTGGGGCCAACCGAAACCGGAACCGCAACATTCGCGGTCGTATCGATCGCGGTGACCGCGATCCAGTTGGTCCCGTCATAGACCTTCAGTAGCCACAGCGGATCGCCGGTATCGTCGAGCCAATGCAGGCCGGGAACCGCATAGGTCGGCGCGGCCCCGCCCTTGTGGGCGCTGTTGAGCGCATCGCGGAATGCGTTCAGATCGCCCGCCAGCGCCGCGCCGGATTTGGTGCCGGCGTCGATCGTTCCGAAATCATATTGGCTCATGGTTGCATCGCTCCATACCCCTTTGCGACATAGTCGATCGTCCTTTGAACAGGCGTTCCCGCCGCATCGAAAAACCTTATGTGGAAGCCATCCGGACCCTTGGCCGTGATCTGCTTGCGGTCGCCGGTCGCCAGGTTCTGGTCGGCCGTGGCGAGGCCCTGAAGCGAGGCGAACGGCGGATCGAAGGAGATGGTGACGCCGGCGGTCGGCACCACGATGTCCTCGCCGGCGACGACACGATCCGGCATGTCGATCTGAACCTTCAGCCGCCGCACGGCCGGCGTGGTGACAGCATAGTCACCGTCCGAAATCACCCGCCCGTCCAGCCGCAGCCTGAACCGGAACGCGCGCGCGGTCACGTCGCCGACGAAGAATGGCAGCCAGGCGCTCCAGTCATCGAGGGCGGGAGCCACATTCGTCGTCTGGTATTCGAGCGCCACGCCCCAATCTTCCGGTTCCGAATCGTCGAGCGCGTCGACCTGCGCCAGCGTCGACCACAGCGCCATCAGGTTGTTGGCGTTCTCTCCGGAAGCTTCGACAGTGGCAGTCAGGCGCGAGGTGTAGACCGCGCCGAGGTCGACCGAACCGTCAAAGTAATAGAAGCCTTGCGGATTGAGCACCGCGCCCGAAGCGCCGCCCAGCGCGAGCGTGGTCACGTCATCGAGCGTGGCCCAGTTCGCCATGACGTTGCGCGTCAGAAGCCGCAGCACGCCGTTGGAAGCTTCCACGTCATCCCAAACGCCGTCGAAGGCCGGATGCTCGGCCAGCACCTCGACGACGTTGAGATCGGCAAGGCTGGCGATGTTGGTTGCGACCAGGGCGGCGTCGAGGCTCTTGAGACCGTTCGGCAGCACCGCCTTGATGAGATAGGTTCCGAGCATCGAGGACACCTGGACGCTGACGCCCGAAAGGCCGGACATGAACGGCGTGGCCGCATTCCATGACACCGCATCGTTGTCGACGCTGGCGAAGCGGATCTCGTAGGTTATGTCCTGCCGCTGGACAGGAGACCAGGTCAGCGTCGACACGTCGCCCAGCACGGCGATGGCGAAGTTCTCCACCTGCGGCGGCGTGTTGTTGAGCATGTAGACGCCGAATGCCGGCGTCGTCGCCCAGCGCGAGAACCCGCCATCGTCAAACAGGCTCCGAACCCGGAAGGTATAGAGGCCAGCCTGAAGGCCGCGCACGTCGGCCGTGGTCTGCGGTGCCGGCACGATCGGTCCCGGCTTCCAGCTGTCGCCCACCAGATATTCGACCGCGAAGAAGCGAGCGCGGCCGGCGCGCGGCGCTTTCCAATTCAAGCGGACATAGGCGAAGAAGTCGCCATTCTCTTCATAGACGCCTTCGGTCAGCCGGATATCTGCGGCTCGATGCCGAGCACGCGATAGACCGCACTCTCGCGATTGGCCTCGCCGACCGTGAACAGGTCGCCGGCTTTCGGCAGAGCGCCAACGCCATCGAGCATCAGCCGGTTCGTCTCGCCTTCGCTGCCGGCCATGACCGAGCGCAGCAAAAACGAGCCGTTCGCCAGCCTGAAGCGGATTTGATAGATCTTCGAACCGTCGAGGATGACTATTTCATCCAGCTCGACCGCTTGCGCGCCGGCGTCGACAAAACGGACCCGGCCGCTTTCGAGGCCGATCAGCATCACGTCATGCGCCACCCGCACGCGGTCGCCGCGCGTGCAGATCAGGTTCTCGAAATCGACATTCAGCGTGACGGTCTCCGGCCGGAGCCGCAGCTGCGCCAGATGGAACCGGCCGTGCTTCCAGATCAGATCGGGATTTGTGACTCCGGGAAACTCAAGCCCTTCAAACCGGGTGGCATTCGAGGCGGAATAGCCGTCGTCATAAACGATGCGTTCGTCTTCGATCCAGCCTTTCTGCTCGTTGATGAAGCGTGTGCGCCAGCCATGCGGCAGGTCGCGATATTCGCGGCTGGCCTCAAAGCCCCAACTGTTCCGAGGCGTGAACATCTGGACGATCGGCAGGTCCTGTTCATCCCAGATCACAGACCAGCGGCCGTCCTTGAACACCGGCATGGCGCGGCCGGCCGCAGCTATATCGGACAAGGTGTCGAAGACTGAGACGGCTGTCACGCGCGGATGATCGAAGGTCCAGCCCTTCGCGCGGCAATAGTCGCTCCAGTCCTGAAGCGCCAAGAGGTCTATCTGCGAATCCGGCACCGGCCGGGCATTGGCAGGGCCTTGCAATGCGTGGCGGAACAGGTCGGCAGGATTGCGCGACGGCTGGTTATCGACCCATGACGAACCGTTCCAACTCTTCACCAGCGACGTGACGGTGCCGTTCAGCGTGTCGAGCGTGCCGTTGAGCTGCGAAGTCGCCTTGATCCGAATCGCGGTGACGCACAACGGTTTGTCGAAGTGGATCGGCGCGCTGTTGCGGAAGCCGCGCAGAGCGGTCCAGGCGACGGTTTCGTTGACGGTGTTGTTTTCCGGATCGTAGCTGTAATAGTCGGCGGTCTTGTGGACCTCGACCTCGTATTTGCCAACCGGCACGGCGACGTTGAGTGTGCGGCGGATGGTGTCGAGGGTGCTGTCTGAGATGAAGAAATTCGGCAGGCTGATCCAGCTCGACGCGCCTTCGCGCCGATACCGCGCCAAAATGACGACGGTCCAGATGTTCTTGTTGCCCTTGTTGTCCGTCCGCCGGATGCCATTCGGCATCACGATATCGATCGAGAACTCGTTGATGTCGTCGGCGGTCGAGCGGCGGTGCCAGCCGTCCTCATGCTTCAGATCGATCGACAGCGGTTCCTCGATCACCTGTCGCGGATAAAGCGTGACAGGCGCGTCGCCGACATAGCCGTTGCGCGTCTGTATCTCCACATCCGCGAATGACAAGATCGGCGTCTCGCCAATCTTGAGGTCCGTGACTTGCAGCGGCCCATAGCCCCAGACAAACAGCACGCGCAGATACTGATCTTCGCCGACCGGCTCGGTATATGGCAGGGCACCGTAGAAGGGCACGAACCGGTGGCGGCCGTAGATGACCGGGATCGCTTCGAACGGTGCGGCCTGATTGCGAGCGCCTGAGAACGAATAGCCGACCTTCGGCGTTTCCTGTTTCGGCGGCCGAGGCGCAAACAGCGCGTTCATCAGCAGCTTCACGCCGATCGACAGACCGGCCATCAGGATTTTGCCGAAGATGCCAGCGCCGGCGATGAATGCCTGGAAGCCCGCAAAAGCCTTGGCAAGCACGCCGATGAGCGCCGATATCGGGTCAGCAACGGTCGGGCGCATCGTTACCGTCGCCCCAGGCTTCGGCCGGACGCGATGCCAGATCACCGGCGCGATCGGATGGCCGTCGATATGGATGATGAAGTCGGATGCGATGGCGCGACAGTCCGGTTCGGCTGCGATGCGCTCGGCGATCTCGGCCAGCGTCAGGCCGGCCGGAACGCGGCGCTCGACGCGCGACTGTCTGAACGGATGCAGCGCGGCGATGACGCGAACGTCGTCGGCCGGCCCAAGCATCTCGCCATCGAGAACTTTTGGCACAATCGCGTTCATGTCAGGCTCTCATGACGGTAGAAGCCGAGCACGCGGCGGCGCAGGCGCATCGAACGATAGTCCTCGATCAGCGAGCCAGCGCCGCGCTCGATATGCAGCACGAGACCCGGCGACACGACGACGCCGACATGGCGCGGCCTGCCGCCCATGGACATCAGCAGTGCATCGCCCGCGCGCTCCTGTCCCGCCTCGGCCAGGGCAGGCCGACATATTCATCCATGTTCCCGAGCGCCCGCATCAGAACAGCCCCGGAAAACCAGCTGGCGAAAACGTGCCTGCCGGATAGGGTTCGTCCGTCAGTGCGTCGATCGACAGCTCCAGCGTCATGATGTTGGCGTTGTAGCTGGCGTTCTTCACGTCGAACTCGGGATATTCGATCTCCACCGCATCCGGCGATGACGCCAGAACGACCTCGATCTTGGCCTTCGCCGGGCTGGAAATCGAGCGCACCACTTCCACCAGGTCGCGGCTGACATTCTGAAGCATGAAGCGGGCTGTCGGCGCGCGCTCGTCGACATCATCCGGCAGCGAGGTCGAGAACGGGCAAAACAGATAGGTCTCGCCGCGGCTGATCGTGCCATAGCGCAACGGCGTTTCCGAGAGCCGTTCGGTCGGGTCGCTCGAAAGCCGCAGCGGCGTCGGATAGGACGGGTGCGTGATCGTCATCAGGACGATGACAACCTCGCCGGTTTCCTGCGCGTTCATCGCCTCGCGGAATGTCAGAGAGACAGACCTGCTCATGTGGTCATCTCCCGAATCTCGCCATCTGACAGGGCGCGCGGATGATAATCCAGATCAAGAATGCGACCGTTAAGCGCGCCAATCCCGCCCTCTCGACCGCCGATAGCCAGCGCAGTCATCGCGCCCATTGGCAGCGCGCCGCTCGTATCGATCACAGGCGCGCTACCGTTGAAGCTGGCGGCGAAGCGGTTGGCGCGATACGAGAGAGCAACCTTTGCAATCGAGCCCGCGACATATCCAGCGTTGGAAAGGTAGGCCGAGTCCGCGCCGCCGCTCCGAACGGTCGCATTCATCACCCCACCGGATCGGAACCGCATCCAATAGGCGTCGTTGAAATTCCCATGGATGGCCGCAGCATAGCGGTCGCCGCCGGGAAGGTCCGGTAAGCGGACTTTTGCGTACAGCGTCCCTTCGTTACCATTGAACGGAAATGCGCTGGTCGGAGCCGAGACGACATCGGCCAGGCGCGACCACTGGCCGAGCGTCCCTGCGGGCGGCGCGATCGGAGAGGATGCCCTTGAGCCAACCTCGACCTGCGGCAGGCCAACGCGGATAGTGAAGTCTACCGCTGCGCCAGCGGCAAAGCTGATCCGGTATGGCTGCGGCAGGATATGTGTCGTCTCGGCGTGAGCGACGGTGAAGGTGAACTCTTTGCGCTGCTCTCTGAGCGGTCGGGCATCCGTGGTGAAATCGATCGCACCGGTCGTGAGAGCCCCTTGGCCGACCCGCTGTTCAAAGATCGCCAGCCGTCGCCCCGTCGCATGACTGATGTCACCAGATAGAAGCCGCAGAAACGCCGAAATGGTCATCACCTGTCCGGGATGCGCCGGCACAGAAACCGCGTTCTCACATGAACAGACCAGCGTGCCGGCGACGGCGGTCACACCAGAATATTTGATGTCGATATAGTCGATGCCGTCTTCCTGGCCGACACCGACGATTTCCTCTGTCAGGCCGAGACCGGCGGTTCTGGTAAAGTCCCAATATGTAGGCTCATTGGCGGTGTTGAGCGCGCCGAGCGTCGTTCCTTCCGCGCGCGGGTTTCGCAGCAGGTTCGTCGCCGCGCTCTCGATCAGCGCCGCCGGCTCGGCCGTCACCAGATCATGGGCAGTGCGCAGTTCGTGAGCCGCCGCCCAGCGCAGCACCCGATTCGCATCGAAATACGCGGCCGGCGAATTGCGCACGCATGAGCCGATCAGCAGCCGGCCATCCTGAATGATGGTCGTCGGCTTCATCGTGTAGAGCACTTCCAGATCGAACGAGACGTCGAAATGAATGCCGCGCGAAGTCCACGCCGGCAGGTTTTCGGCGAACCGGACCAGCGCCGGATAGCGCGTGATCGGGTCTGGCATCAGGAAGGGCAGCGAGCCGTTCATCAGCGTGTCCGACACGAATTCTCGAAGGATCGCCAGCTGACCGGCCGACATGATCATGCGCGCCTGCTGCAACTTCGGCATCATCGACGAGCGCCGCCGCACCTTGGCCGGCCCCTTGTCCGGCTGCGAGCGCAAGCGGCCGTCGCCAATGGCCTCCGAAAAGCCTTCGCGAAGCACATATTGCGGGAGTGAGGACGGCCAGACATCAGCCATGATCAGCGCCTCTTGAGTGCTTGCTGCGCGCCGAAACCTTTACGCAGCGTGTTGTTTGAAGCCGTTCCGCGAGTGCCCAGCTTTTCCGCAACCACGCGGTCGATGATGGTGTCGATCGACAGCGAGCCATCGCTTTCCACCCTTGCTTCGCTGCGCACGTCCACGTCCGCGCCATAGTTGTTGAACGTGTTCTGGTTGACGACCAGGCCCATGCGGTTCCCATTGGCCGGCATGCGCGGAACCGGATGACCGCCGGTCACAAATCCGCCTTCGGCATAGCCACGAAGGCTCCGGCGCAGGCCGTCGAGAGCTACCGGCCCGCCCGCGAGCCTGACACTGTCGGCGTCAAAGACATATTCGCCCTTATGCACGATACCGGCCGTTTCCAGCTTTCCGCCATCGCCCGTGTAGCCACCAACATCGAACAGACCGGTCATGCCGCCTGAAGCAACCACTGCGGCAGCGGCCGGTGAAATCGCACTCATGAATGAAAAGCTCGGCATCCCGCCGCCGAGAAGGCCGCCAAGCAGCCCGCCGCCGCCAGCAGGCGCGGCCGGGAACTGGCTCAACATGCTGCCCATCTTGCTCAAGCCGCCGCCGAGGTCGTTCAGACCGTCGGAGGCGTCTTTCGTGCTTCCGGCCAGACCGTCCGTCGCAGTTCCGAGCTTTGTCGATCCGGTCGCCAGCTTGTCGAGCGCACCTTCCGCCTTGGTGGCGCTGCGGTCGATGCCGTCGAATCCGGTGACGCCAGCCGCTTTTGCCCCATACCACGCACCCCAGCCTTTCTCTTTGGCATGGTCCAGCGCAAACATGGTCGACTGCTGCCAGTTGGCCGGGTTCGCCGGATCGAGGCCGGTCTGGCGCTGGAAGTCGTTGCCGAGGCCGCCCGGAAATCCGGTGCCGGGGCCGCCCTTCAGGAGCTGATACGGGCCAAACGACGGCTCGCGAAAGCCGTTCTTGACGTAGTTCGCCTGCCAGATGCCCTCGCCAAGCCCCTCGCTGCGAGCGACCGTGAGCGCGGTCGTCGGGTTGATGCCGATAGCCGAAGCATACTGACGGATGAAATTGGTGGCGTTGGCGACGGAGTAGGCCGCACCGCTGCCAATGTCCGCCAATGGCGCACGCGTGACAGCGCCCGGCGCATAATTGTCGTTGGCGTAGCCGATAACCGCGCCGAGACCGCCGCCCTTGCCGTCCTTGAAGCTGCCGAGCACCGAACCGACGACATCGCCGATGATGCCTGCGCCGCCTCCGGCAGCACCGCCGCCAGCACCGCCAGTCACCGCCGCGACGATCGAGTTGGTGATCTGGTCGAAGATGTTGGCGAGCGCGTTGTCCAGGCTGCGCATCAGGGCGTTCAGGATGGCGTTGCCCAGCGCCTTGCCGAAGCTGTCGCCGCGCATAAGGCCGTTCTGGAAGTCGTCGAAGAAGCCGCGTACACCGTCTCGCAGGCTTCGGATACGCTCGATTTCGCGCATGTCGTAGGCAAGTGACGAATTCAGATCGACAGCTACGCTGACGCGAGGCGATGGCCTGATCCATCGGGCTGCGGAAAAGCTGATCACGCTCAAACTGCATCTCGCGCAGCAGATTTGCGCGGGCGATCTCGTCAGCGAACTTGCCGTATTCTTCCGCCTTGGCCTTGATCAGGGCCAGCTCTTTTTCATCGACGGCAACGCCGTTGCGAAGGGCGTCTTCGCGCAATTGCTGGATGCGCTCGAACTCGAAACGCAACTTGGCGCTTTCGCCAGCGGTAGCGCCGATCAGGGTGAGTTCCAGTTGCTGGGAGGCCAGCACCTGGTCGAGAGATCGAGCGCGATCCTTTTGCGCTTCCGAAAGAGCATGATTTGCTTCAGCAAGAGCTAATGTGCCCGCAATATCGATCCGGTCACGGCGCGCTTGCGCGCTTTCATCGTTGTATTGAGCGGCAGCCGCCGCCCGAGCAGCAGCTTCTCGCTCTTGGGGCGAGCGAGCGTAAATACTCTGCAACTGAGCCTCAGCAGCTTGGCGGCGGCGATCGGCCGAAACCTGCTCTGCGGCATTGTACCTAGCCAGCGCGCCCATATCTTCTGAGCTGAGCGCCCCTGAGCGCAGCGGGAATCCGTGCGGCCCGATATTGCGCTTCATCTCCTCGACTTGCTTGTTGGCTTCAAGGACTTGGCGTGCAAATTCTTCAACTGGACGAACTGCGTTGGCTATGTCATCCGCGAGATTTCTAACGCCACTGTTATTACTGGCATTCCCCAACTCCTCGATGCGGCGGGTAAGGCCGATGATGTCAGGCTGACCATCCTTAGCCTTCTCCAGCAGATCGCCTACCTCGCCACTCAAAAGCTTGAACAGTTCAGTGCTTCGAAACACGCGAGCGCCGCCGATATCACCGAGGTTGTCTGATGTGGCGCTTGCAATAGACGCCAGCCGACATTCCCCAAGTGGCCTGCCGCTTGACTTCAAGATCGCCTGATTTTGCTCGCTGGGCAAGCGTTCTTCGCC